TGTGGTTGTACCCCCTGACATACCAAGAACACCATTACAAGGGAAGAAACCTTTAAACCCTGTTGAGTTAATAGCAACGGTAATACCGTCTACAAATCCATCTGTGTCTGCATCTGTACCGATATCAACAAGATTAACTGCGTTTGCTGCTGCACTTGTCACAGTAATTGCTACACCCATAGGAATAAAATTAGAAGGTATACCAATAGATGCTTCTTTATGCTCTGTACCAGACGCTGCAATAGTTATTGACGTGCTGTATGTGGAAAGAGTCATTGTATTTGTTGGGGCGTCTTTACCGCCTACAAGACTCGAAAATCCGTTTTCGGAACGGACTGGACCGTTGAAAGTAGTATTAGCCATGTTTTTCTCCTGTCGTGGCTAGTGTCAACCCCCCGATGGAGTTGTCAGGATAAATTTACTATAAACGAAAAAAGGGCGACTGAAAAGTCGCCCTTTTAAAAGTAGTAATAGAATTATGCTCCTGGAGAACCAAAAACACAACGTGGGTCTGAAAACCCGAAGCTATAACGCTCACGAGCTTTAAACCGCATATTACCAGTATCGAAGTCACCTTCCATCGCAGTGCGAATTGGCGCACGTTCAAAATGCTTGAAGCCATTAGGCGCATCTGTCTTGATAAAGAAAGCATCTGTATCAGTCAAGAAGTGATTAATGGTATAACCGTTCGGCAACATACCTGTGCTGCGGAGAGCATTGATATCGTTGTCGGCGGTTCCAACACGCATAGTTGAGGCCATTAGACGTTCTGCAATAAACTGAAGTGCAGGTGGAATAATTAACTTCATTCCACGAAGAGCAATCTTCAATCCACGCTCATCAACAAAACCAGAGATACTAATCATAGCATCTTCAAGAGAGGTTTCATTTAAATCAGCGGCAGTTGATGGCTCATTAGAGAAAGTGCCTCCACCATCTAATGGGTGGTCAGTAGCACAAAGCTCCTTACCGTCACCACCAGTAAAGCTAGAGTTAAACGCATTATTCAATACGCTTGCAGCTTTAACTTGCTTCGTATGAGCCATAGAACGAGCCAGTGCCTTAGTATAACGAGATGCCAAACGGTCATACAAGTTATCTTCAATAGCTTCCTCAGTGATTGCGAAAGCCAAAGCAATGGTTTCGTGTGTGTAGCGAGAAGTAAATGACTCTTGCGCGTCATCAAAATTTACCGCTCCACCTTCATTTTTGGTTGGTGCCGCACCGAAACCAGTTAGCATTACTTCTTCCTCAAACGCACGGTCTGATGACTCAGTTTCGAAGATTTCTGAATGCTCGTTTTCGTAACGACCATATTCCATGCCAAAGAGAGCATTGAGTCCAGGCTCAAGCTCTTTAGCCAGTTGTGCTCTAGAGATTGCCATTATTCAAAGCTCCTTATACGCCTACACCCTGCCGATAGGCATGTTCGTTAATTAAAACGTACACGTTACCATTAGCAGAGCTAGAATCACTATTATCGGGGTCTTTACTATACCCGATAATCCGAAGTTGTGCAGTAGCAGTTCCTACAGTAGAGGAAATTTCTGCAATCGATCTTCCTGTAACAGTCGAACCGCTACCAGTTGAAGTCGTATCTGCGTTTGCATTTACAGAGTTTGCAGCCATCGTACCATCACACTGGATTTCGTATACAATATATGGATCATCATATACAAGTGCTTTGATATCAGAGGCAGCAATACTTCCTGGATAGTAATTCGAAAATACAGGTTCTCCAGATGTTGGGTCAGTATAAGAACAACCTTGAAAAACACCTACGATTTTATCGGAAGAACCAGCTGCAACATCGATACCACCAGCGGCAGTAGCGATAACAGGTGAACCCTGAAAAATTGCATTACTATGGTTACTTGCAATATCGTACTCGTTTGTTGTGAAGTTCGCTACACCACCCAAAGTACGGACGGGCTTTAGCCCAAAAGCGGCGTCTTTATTTGCCATTATCCACTCCTTACGGGTTTAACTATGTGGCCTACTTAGTGTTAGGACCACCAAAGGTTACACGAGACTGCCTATCTTTCGAAATAGGCATAGAAGGATGTTGTTCCTTCATGAGATCATTGTCCACCGCTGTCATTTGATCAGAAGTTTGCGACGCAAAATATTCATCACGGCTTTCTACTATCTCTTGTGGCACTTTAGTTAACATCAACCCACCAACACCGATGACTCCTGCATGCTTACCATCTTCAATGGTAGGAGCATCAAAGTCTGGATAATCATCTGCACGAACAGGTTCATATCCTTCTCGGATTCGACCAGAAACGTTTTTGCGATCTTCTTCGCCACGAATTTCTGTTCTTACCCACCTGAATTGATAACCTTCAGGAGGTTGCGGTGCTTCAAGGGATGAAGCTGGTCGCCACGGTTTTCTGCGCTCAGTTTTTGAACGTGTTTCAGAAGCGCGAGGAGTTCTCTTGCTATTTTCAGACATTTAAGCCTCCTTCACGTGTTTCGCATATTCCTCAAGTGGAACACCGAGTTTCTTTGCGATAGCCACTTGACTTTGAGTCAAACGAACTGTCTTGCGCCCAGTTTTAGAGTTTCGGTTGGCAGGAGCAACGGTTTGGGCGGGTTTCCGTTGTCCAGATTTTTCTTCCTCAAATTTATGAGGAAACTCTTTACGCATGCGAGAATCAATCTCAGCATAATAATCTTCAGATTGGGGATTATACCCCTCTTCTTCGATCAGTTTACGATGAATTGAGAACGCTGTAAAGGTCATTCCTTCATCTTTTCCAAACCATTCGTTTTCTGAAGCCCATTTTTGTGCTCTCGGATCGGCAGGTGCAGCCGCCTGTTGAGGCTGTTCTGGCTGTTTTGGGGTTTCAACTTCTGTTTCGGTTTGCGCTTCTTGTCTTTGTTTCCATTGAGCTTCTTCCCTAGAAAGACGATCACTTTCAACACTGAGTTTAGCAACTAACTCTTGTGCATCTGCCATAGCTTCAGAATCGCCTTCTTCATAAGCTAATTTTAATGCACGTTTAGCTTCTGAAAGTTGACTCTTTATGCGGCCACTTGTTTCAGTAACCAGCGCAGAACCTGCTTCAGAATAATTTTTCGTTAGTTTTTCATTTTCTTCTTTTATATTTTTAGCGTATTCCAATGCCGCTTGTTCGCGACGTTCCGCTTCACGCATCTTATACGTCAAACGATCGATGCGTTTTTTAACGCCTTCAGAATATTCTTCATGTTCTGAGTCAGACGAAGGTTGTTCTGTTTCAGCTTCTTGAGCAACAACTTCTTCTTGTTTTTCTTCAGCTTCAGCTTCTTCTACTTCGATTTCTACGTTTTCTTCAATTTTTTCTTTTTCTTCTGCCATCTTTTACTCCTAAACAGCTAAAATATCACGAGGGTCATCTATAACAGCCAGAATCTCATCATCATTTAGAAGACGAGGCTCTGCACCATCAATTTTAAATCGTGACCCAGCGTAACGACCAAACATTACCCAATCGCCTTTTTTACACCATGCACCATCAGGAAACTTATTTGTGTCTGCATATGCATCTGGTCCAAGAGAAACAACATAGCCTATATTTGTAGCGAGTTGTTCTCTCGTACGAGTTTCATCAGATAGTATAACACCACCTTTTGTAGACTCAGGAAGAGTATAGGGAAGTATGAGGATACGCCAGCCTGTGGGTTTAGGAAGTCTTTCTAAAGCAGGTCGTGTTTCATCGACTTTATCAGAAAGTGCAAAAGTAGCAGGATTTAATAAATCTTTTTTCTTTTGCGTTTGCGCTTCGTTAGCGGCTTGGCGTTCCTTTATTACATGGTCAGGAACGTATAACCTTTTAGTCATCGTCGGCAGTCTCCATTCTTTTTCGGGTTTCTTTTATTATGGACTCAAGGTCGCTAAATGCAGAAACCTGACCCATAAGATGGTGATATTGCTCCATATTAGCAATACCGTTAGACATAAGCGTATCGCTTATTTCTATTCGTCTTTTTTCAATCTTATCTAACAGATAAGTGTACAAATCCATTAAAACGTGCCTTTAAAACTTGTGCCTTTAATAGCAATACCTCCACCTTTGCTTCTTTTAGCAGCTAAAACTTCATCACCGCCAAAATTACCGCCACCGTATGCACCACCGCCAGCTTTTCTTACTTTATTAGTTTTCTTTGTAGCACCCGCAATCTTATCTGCATAGGTGATTTTATCTTTTGGCTCTGCTAAAGCAGCAAATTTCTTTTGTTTATCAGTCATTCCAGAACCGCCAGTTGAACGTTTTTTCACACCTTTTTTCATTCCTGCGTCCTTTCTTCCTAAAGCCTCATCTAAATCAAATTTTAAAATTTCAATCTGATCAGGATCATCTGTGTTTTTTAACATTTCCATAAGTTCTTTTACACGTTTATTAGCCATTTTTACCTCTTTGTAGCGAGTGTTACATTTGCACGAAGTGCAGCGATATCCTCGTCAGAGGAAATTTCTGCTTTTTTAAGTTCACCGTCTTGCTGAAGTTTAGCCGCTTCAAGTTGATTACGAGCTTGATCAGCCATCGCTTTGCGCTGAACTTCTTGTTGTTGTATTTGAAGTTCTTGTTGTTTAAGTTGTACGATTGGGTCAAATTGACCTGTTCCTGCAGCTTGTTGTGCCATTTGACTAATTTGCTGTGTTGCTTGGGCGGTCGCCTGAGCAAGCATAGCCTCCTGTTGTGGGTCCATAATTTGACCTTCCGCTGGTAAAGGCATACCAAGTATTTGTTCTACTTGTTGCCTGTACTGAAGCGCAAGATGTTCTTGCATGTGCGCCATAAGAACTTGCTGAGCGATACCATTCTTTTGAATATTTGGATCTTGCAAAAACGCACTATGCGTTGCAATATGAGCATTATGATTTTGAGACTCAAACGCTTTAACTGGTTTACCTGTAAGAGCGTCCATATTTTCAGAGACAGGATCTTTAGGAACAAGCTCGTCTTTAGGTGGGAGAATTTTGTCGATATTTTGGATGCCAAGCGCAAGGTACATTCTCCTATATGCTTCGTGTAGATCATGTAATTGTGGCGCAGATTGCGCTAATTGTAGCTGTGTTTGAGCTAAAGTCACACGTTGACTCATACTAAACATAGCTGGATCACTTACAGGTACAATATCGATACGTTCATCGAAATCGTCTGTTTTTACATTTGCGTCATAACCTTCTATCTGGTACGGATATTCAGCAGGTAGATAATTTTTAACAACTTCTGCTAAAATTCTTAATTCTTGACGTTGTGCAAAATGTAATCTTTTATGTATTGCACTAAGAACTTTTGTTCCCTGCTCAAGAAGGGCA